GATTGGCACACGGCAAACAGCAAGGATCTTCAACTCCTCGAGCGCCGCGGTTTCGCGCCGCTGAACGCAGACCCGGCCGCGGGCGACGGCGATCTCGTGACGCGGATTGAACAGCACAACGCCCGCATGGCCCAGGCCGCGGCCCCGGTACGTCAACTGGCTGAGGACCGCCAGCGCTTGGCCGACTTCAACGCCGGGCAGGAGCAAGGCAGCGCCGAACTCGTGGCCGAGAGATCTCGTCTGCGGGGCGAGGCCTGGGATGCGCCGCTGGAGCTTCGGCGTGTCCTCCAGGAGCGCGAAGCACTTCTGGAGCAACTGAAAGGGCGCTTGCGCGAACAGTACTGCGCCTGTGATGACGAATGCAGCAAGACTGTGGCAGCCGCGGAGCGGCGGCTCGACAAGCAGCGCCGCCGGTTGATGAATGCCGTTCCCGCCACGGCTGGCAGCCACTTCGCCGACCTCGTGGCCAGTGACGAGTCCGTGAGAACGGCCAGGGAGCGGCTGGCTGCCGCGCACAACGCTTTCGAGGATGCCGCCTCCGCCCACCGCTACCTGGCCGGCGACTTGCGCCTCGTCACGACCCGGCAGCGCGAGGTTTTTGCTGCCATGGTGGACTGAATGACCGGGCACATCCGCGAGTGCACGCGCGAAGAGTGCCCGATCTGCGGGCACCGCGATTGGTGCGGCCGGCGCGAGGACGGGCTCGTGCTGTGCCGGCGGCCGCCGACCCCGCGCGAAGTGCCCGGCTTCACGTTCAAGGGCATGGCCAAGGACGGGACGACCGGCATGTACGTCGAGTCCGGCCGCGAGTATGTGCAGCCCCGCGCCGCGCACCCCGCCGGTGAATCGCACCGCCACGAAATCTCGCGCGTTAATGACTCATCGCAAGCGGGCGAACCGAACTCGGGCGATCGCGTCGACCCGAAATGGTTGACGGCGAACTATCCGCGGCTTTTGGGGAATATGACTGAGAATCGCCGCGCTGCGCTTGCCGAAACGCTCAGTCTGCCGGTCTCCGCGTTGGCGGCGTTGGCGATCGGCTGGTGGTCCGAGCGACGCTGGTGGAACCCGGAAACGCAGCAACACGAGGGCGAGCCTGGATGTTGGACGTTTCCCGAGTACGACGCACACGATCGAATCATTGGCCTTGGGCTGCGCTGGCCGACAGGACGTAAGGGTCAGATGCCTGGAGGGCGCCGGGGTCTGATCCTTCCTGACGGCTGGCGCGAGCTCGGCGATCCGGTTCTCATCGTGGAAGGGCCTTCCGATGTTCTTGCCGGGCGCGCGCTTGGGCTCAATGTGGTCGGCCGGCCGAACAACACAGGCGGTGCCGCACTGCTGGCCCAGGTGTGTCGCAATCGATGCGTCATCGTTCTCGGTGAGAACGATCGCAAACCAGATGGGTGCTGGCCCGGTCAGGAGGGCGCCGACGCCATTGCGGGCAAGCTCAGAGAGGCCTGGGGCTGGCCCGTGCCCGTGGCATATCCGCCAGACGCGCAGAAGGATCTGCGCGCGTGGGCCGTCGCGCATTTCGCGACGGTAGGGCGTATGCCCGACGACGAGGACCTCGCAGCGATTCGAGCGCGTTTCCTTGAGGCTGTTCAGCCGCCAGCGGTGTTGCTGATGGCAGGACCTCGCACGCGGCGTGGCGGTAAGGTCAGCGTGAAGACATTCCGATGGTCGCAGCTAGCGGACACGGGCGCCTTCTACAGCGACAAACTCGATCTCGACAGCGCCAGGGCGCGGGCACGCTTCGCGGCGACGGTTGCGGAGCTCGAACCGACTGTCGATCCCGCCGAGCTTGAACGCCGTCTGTTGGAGTTGCACGTTCCCGAAATCCCGCGCCAGCGCGCGGTCGTCGCATCGGACTCTGTGCCATCCGCTGGCGCGGTGATGCCGGTTGTTTCTGGTGTCAGTGGTCGGCCGCGCATTCAAGGAAATGAGCGTCAACTTCGTGACATTCGCAACGATGCACTGGCCGCGCTGATCAAGGCGAACAGTCCGTTCCGCCTCTTCAGCCGCGCCGGCGGCATTGCCCGGATCGTGTTGATGCCCAACGAACAGCAGGAAATCACGCCGTGCATCCAGCAGCTCGACGCTGATGCCCTGCGAGGCGAGCTGACGAACGCGGCCGACTGGTTCACGCTCAAACACACGAAGGAAGGCGACTTCCAGGTGTCCGACGTGCCGCCGCTCATGGTTGCGCGCGACGTCCTGGCGCTCCCGTCGATTGATCTTCCTCCGCTGATCGCGATCATCACATGCCCAACGTTTGCTCGCGATGGCGGCCTGATCGCTGCCGACGGGTACGACGGCGCCAGTAGGCTATGGCACCATCTGACGCTAGCGGACCTGCCCGCGATCCCTGATTCCCCCACCTCGGGCGAGATCGCCGCCGCGCGCAATGCGTTTCTCGACCTACTGGCAGATTTTCCGTTCGTCGACTCTTCGAGTCGTGCGAATGCGATCGCGCTCATGTTGCTGCCCTTCCTTCGGCCGCTCATCGATGGCCCGACGCCGCTGCATGCGGTCGATGCACCCACGGCCGGAACCGGCAAGGACCTGCTGGTCAAAGCCACGCTGCTCCCGGCGCTCGGGTACGCGGTGGGCGTCATGACGGCCGCGAAAGATCCGGATGAATGGCGGAAGAAGATCTCGTCGGCCCTTGTCGCGGGCAACCCTGCCATCGTGTGGGGCAACATCGCACAGCGCTTGGATAGCGAGCACCTGGCCGCCGTGCTCACGGACGTCGTCTGGAAAGATCGCCAGCTCGGACAGACGCGCGAGCTGACGCTGCCGAACCTGGCGGTGTGGTGCTGCACGGGGAACAACCTGAGTTTCTCGAAGGAGCTCGCCCGCCGCGTCGTATGGATTCGGCTCGACGCGAAGGTCGAAGCACCCGAACAGCGGACGGGATTCAGGCATCCGAACTTGGTCGCACACGTCCGTCAGCAGCGCAGTGCGCTCGTCGCCGCGGCGCTGACACTCGGCCGCGCGTGGCTGGCCGCAGGGCGCCCGAAGGGGCGACAGTGCATGGGGAGCTTTGAGTCCTACGCGGAGACCGTCGGCGGCATTTTCAATGTAGCCGGCATCGAGGGCTTCCTGGCCAACGCGGATGAGCTGCGGCGCCAGGCGGACACAGAGACCTCGGAATGGCGTGCGTTCGTGCATGCGTGGTGGGATCGCTGGCACGACGCTCTCGTCGGCGTGAGCGACTTGTCGGAGTTGCTGTGGAAAGATGGGCAGCGAAGCGACCTGCTCTTTTCCGTTGTTCGGAGCGAGACGCAGCGCGGGGCCGTGACGCAATTGGGGATGCGGCTGGCGCGCAAGCGGGACTGCATTATCGCCGGGCTGCGCGTGGTCATCGGGGATAAGACGGACCACAGGGACCGCCTCGTCTATCGTCTGCTGCCGACCTTTCCAGGGCCGCCGGAAGGTCGGCATGAGGTCGGCACAAAGGTCGGCGACAGTAATTCGCACGCAGGCAACGAGTTAGGAGTGAATGCCGACCTTTGCCGACCTTCTGGGGACCCTCTTCCATATACGTGCGCGAGTAATACGCATGCACATGAAACGCGCGCGATTTCTTTTCCCGCCGGATCGCGTAGTAACGGAAAAAGGTCGGCAAAGGTCGGCGTCGGGACGCAACCCATTGTAGAAGCACAGGTTACGCGTGCCGACCTTGGTGCCGACCTGCCGCCGACCTTCGGACAGGACGTGGAAAGGTCGGCGTTCACCATGCCGCCTGCGAGTCCCTCGGGTTCCGCAACGGTGCGATGGTACGCCGGCAACGGGGATCACCTTCCGCCCACCGTTCGCGAGCTCGCCCAGTACCGCGACGGCTGGACGCCGGGCGCCTGGCGCGACCGCCTGCTCCAACTCGCGGATCGCTGTGCGGACCTCTACCCCGAACGAGCCGCTGAGCTACGGATGGCCGCGGCCGAGATGACTCATGAGAAACAAGGAGGCTGTGATGTTCAACGAGAAGCTTGAGCAGTTGCTGCGCGCTCTCGCCGCCAGCTACATCCCCGTGGCAGCGTCCATCTGTGCCGACAAGGCAATGCTCCTGTGTCCCGTCTGCCATCATGAGAATGTGCATCCCATCGCGGTCCGCGTCGTGCCTGCCGGACGAGCACCCTGGGAGCTGCTCGTCACGTCGGCCGGGCTACGCCTCGACCCCACTATCGCGCCCACGGGGCGTGGCGTGGTGATCACGCTCTCCTTCCTGTGCGAAGAGGGCCACGCGTTCGAGTACGAACTGGCGTTCCGCAAGGGTTCGTCACTCATCCGGCGAGAGATTGGTAGCGGGAGCCCGAACGGCGTGCCCGCGGACACGATTTGGCGCGACTGACCCGGCAGATGGCGCCACGGGTCCTACCAGGACGGGTCTTTCCTGAGCTGCCGCCGAACGCCCGCCCGAAATAAACAGACTTTCGATATTAGCGCGGCGCCGGACGTTAGCGCTGCGCGATGGCAGCGCGCAGATGTTAGCGCGGGCGGATATTAGCGCGGAGCACGTGCCATGACGCTGACGGAGCAGATGAAGACCACCCTGACGATCCTGCTGGCCGAGGTACGCCGCGTGGAAGCGGTACCCGACGAGTGCCCCGCTGGAATGGACCCCGGACCGTGGTCCGCCCTCCGGCGTGACCGCACAGAGTACGACCGCTGCGGCATCCGCCATGACCTGGCCGGCTGGCTCGGCCACGCGCCCACGCCCGCCGAGTCGGCCGTGTTCTCGCGGACACTGCGGAACATGGAGGCGATGGGCCTGCTGGTGCGCGTCAGCCGCTGGGGCGGCCGCCGGGCGACCCATGTCCGGCTGACACCGGCCGGCCGGGCCGAAGCCGAACACGTAGCGCAGGAGCATGAGGCCGCGCTGGCGAAGCTCATGGCGGGCGTGGGCTGGCATCTCGAAGGCAGCGCCGGAGCGGCCAAAGAAACCGCGAATATGCCGGAAAGTGGACTGGATTCCTCCGCGCCCGCGAGGTAGAGGGTCGTTGGGCGGCCGCGGAGTCGCCCACCGACACGGAGCAACGAACGTGGCCACGAAAGACATGATGAAGGCGGTCGGTTACGCCCGGCGCTCGACTGACATGCAGGAGCGGAGCATCCCCGACCAGCAGGCGTTCGTGGAGCGCTGGGCGGGCGAGCACGGCTACCGCATCGTGCGGTGGTACACCGATGATGCCGTGTCCGGCACGACCACCCGCGGCCGCGAGGCCTTCGAGCGGCTGATCCGCGACGCCGAGAACGGGCGCGACTTCGACGCCGTCCTCTGCTACGACATCTCGCGCTTCAGTCGCGGCGGCACGAACCAGACGGGCTACTACGTGTACCGGCTCCACCTGGCTGGCGTCGAAGTGGTCTTTGCCGCCGATGGCATACCCGATGGCGACGAGGGCGAGCTGCTTCAAGGCGTCAAGAGCTGGCAGGCCAGGCAGTACTCGGTGAAACTCTCGCGCGACTGCATCCGCGGAATGGTCTCCGCCGTCCGCGTCAAGCGAAGCGCCCCCGGCGGCCGCGCGCCGTACGGCTACGACAAGCAGTTCCTCACGCCGGCCGGCCAGATCCTACGGACCATCCGCTATCTGCCCGACGGCCGCAAACAGGAGTTCGACCCACATGGCCGGCACGTCCGCTTCATCCCCGGCGCCGAGGGCGTCGGCAAGGTGAAGTCCGACCTAGTCCGCTATGTGCCCGGCGATACGCAGCACGTGAAGGTCGTCCGGCGCATCTTCGACATGTGCGCCCGGGGCTATGGCTTCCGCTACATCGCCATCGCCTTCAACGATGAGGGGGTTCCCAGCCCAACCGGCGGCCGATGGAACTTCCGCGAGGTCAAGCTGATCCTCACGAATCCCGTGTACCGCGGCGCGCTGTGCCTGAACAAGACTACGCAGGGGAAGATCCACGGCATCGCGGCCGACGGCCGGGCTTACGCCAAGCGCGGCCAGGGGTATGGGTTGAACAGCCGCGACCGCTGGATCGTCGTCGAGGACGTGCATGAGCCGCTGGTCAGCAAAGAGGTCTTCGAGAAAGCGCAGGCCGAGATGGCCCGCCGGCGTGACGCCAAGGGGAAGGCCCGGCCCACGCGGCGATACCTGTTGTCGGGACTGCTCAAGTGCATGCATTGCGGCCTGAACCTGTGGGGCGCGGAGTTGAAACTCTATGCCAAGGGCATCCGGCGTGGTTATTACGTTGACGCCGGATACCGCCGGTTCGGCCCGCGGGTGTGTAAATCGACGAGCATCCAGGTCCAGGCACTCGACCGCTGGGTGCTGGGCAAAGTAAGGCAGGTCATCCTCAACGACGCCGAGGGCACGGGGGCCGCCGTGGACACTTTCGTCCGGGCCGTTCTCTCCCAACAGAAGGGCGGCGGGGATCGATCGACGTTTGACAAGGAACTGGCCGCGGTCAACCGGCGCATCCAGACCACCGTGGTCATGCTGGCTGACCCGGACCTGGCGGACCTGAGCGAACTGAAAACCACCTTGGTGGACCTGAAACGGCAGCGAGAGATGCTGGAAGCTCGGAAGGAAGAGGCCTCAAGACCGGAGCGTCCGACCCTCGATCAGGCGGCCTTGCGGAAATGGGCGACGCAGAAACTGGAGCGTCTGGGCGACGCGCTGAACGGCAACCTCTCGTCGCTGGAGACGCGGCAACTCGTCCACTCCTACATCGCCCGAATCGAGATCGACCCGCACGCATACTGCGGCACCATGTTCATGGTGCCCGACGCCCTGGCTCTTCTTGAGGCCGAATCTACCAGACGAGTGAACTTGGGCTCGCCCAGCGTGCCATGCTTGAGTTCGCCGCCGGGCGCGACCTTCTCGTACTGATCCTTGCCCACCAGCCGGTAGCTCGTGACGGTCTTGAAGTCGCTGACGTTGCGGACGGCGGTGATGTTCCGCCACGTGCGCTCGACGCTGAAGAAGCCCTCCAGCAGGAACTTGTTGGCGACGTTGCTGAGGATGCCGCCGATGTCGATGGTCGAGAAACCCGCTTGGAGGTTCTGACCAAACGCGGCGCGCACCACCTCGCGGTTGTCGCGGAAGTTGCGGCCGTTGTAGCCGTTGGCCCAGGCGGCCTCGAGCAGGAGTTCCTGGAGCGTGATCCCGCCGCGGAAGCGCCGCGCGGCCGCTTCGAGGGTCTTCTCGTCGTACAGCTCCTCGACTTTGGCGAGCTTGCCGGTCAGCAGGCACGCCGCCTCGAGGACCTGGCCGCCCATCGCGTCATTGGAGATGTGGACGGCCGGCGCCTTCGGGCGCGAGGCGCGCAGCCTTTCCAGCTCGGTTTTCTCCTCGGTCCAGCCCTCGGTGATCGCCTTTTCCTCGATTTCCGGGAACCGGCCGGCGCAAATGCGTCGGATGGCGGCGATGCGCTTGGTCTCAGCCACGGCCTGCGCCCGGAGCTCCGTCACCGGGTTGACGGACGGGTTGGCCTCCTTGCCATTCCCGTCCGTCTGGCCCGCGCGCGTGGGCTCCGGCGTCTTCTTCTCTTCGGTCTCCGTGACCGGCGTTTCGTTGGTCTCGTCCATGAGATCGTTCTCCTGCTGCTGAGCCGCGATGGTCGCGGTGGTGTTCGTGTCGGCGCCGAGGTCGACGAAGCTGATCTCGCCCAACACCGTCCGGCGGGCGACGTACAGGGGGCCTTCGAAGGTCTTCGCGTTGACCGTGACGGACTTCCCGGCCCGGACGAACTCGGCCTGGGCGACCTGCGCGCCGATCGACGCCTGCCAGGGGAAGCCGCGCTTGCCGCTGGATACGACTTCCCGGGCGATGGCCGTGTCGCGGCTGACGATTCCTTCGGCGATCAGCCGGCCGGCTTCGACCACGATCCGTTCCGTGTGTCCGACGCCGGCGTACATGCTGTGGCCGAAGCGCACCGGCCGGCGCTGCGACGGGATCGAAAGCCCTTCGAGGTCGACCACCACCGGGAAGCGCCAGCCCTCGACCTGCATCGGCTCGCCCGTATAGGCGACCATCGTGAAGTGCGGGATCGCCGGCGCGTCGCCCTCGGCCGCCATCGCCTCGAGCGTGATGCGATCGGCCCTGCATACCAGCGACAACTGGTCGGGAACCTGCCCTTGACTCGCCGCGTCCGCCGAAGGCGGACCGGTCGCAACGCGACCGCGCGGCTTTGCCGCGGGCGGCGAGTCAAGGGCCTGCTCCGCGGCCTCACGCGGCCTGGCGGGCGTCTGCGTCTTCCGTGACATCGCCCTCGTCCTCCGTGTCGTTGTTCGTTGCGGCCGGCGCCGCCTGCTCCGTCGCCAATCCCAGTTCGCGCATGAGCGCCATCTCGCGAGCGCGCTGCCTTAGCTCGCTCTCCCAATCCAGTCCGCTCTTGGCGAACTCAGCGGCGAGCGTGGTGGTGTTGCTGGTCAGGCGCGTGGCGTGCGCCGTCGCTTCCTTCTGCGGATCGACGTGCTCCAGCCCGTCCCAGAACCACTGGTGCGGGAACTCGGCGTCGCGCAGGCGCGCTGACTGCGGCAGGTAGCCTTCGATCAGCACGGCCTCGTTCAGCCACGCGCTGAGCACGCGGTCTAGGACCACGTCGCCGAGATACGCCTGGTCGATGCGTATGGCTTTGAAGAAGGCCTGGTGGTCGAGTCGGCCGGACGCGTAGTTGTAGCCCGAGCTGTTGCCCGCGGCGATGTTGAACGGCATGTTCAGGCAGCGGGCGATCTCGTTGATCACCTCGTGCTTGAAGTCCCCGTAGACGGTCGTCGGCTGCTCGGCCTTGACCTGATTGATCTTCCAGCCGAACGGCATGGTCAGCCACGTGCCACGGTCCATCTCGACCTGGTCCATCGGCTCGACCTGAGACGCTTCGGCGTCCGCGGCCGCATCGGTGTAGATCACGCCCGACGGCAGCGCCGCCTGCTCGGCCGAACCCAGCACAGCCAGCGTGTAGCGCCGCAACATGGCGAACAGCGACAGTGAGCTGGTGATCTCGGGGATACCGCGGCTCTGGCCTGGGCGTTCGGCGCGGAACAGGTGAATGACGGATTCGATCGGCATCACGTCGTAGTCGATGCCGCTCGAGCGGAATGCCGAGTTGTCCCCTGGATGCCGGCGAAGGATCGTGTACGCGACCGGATTCCCGAACTCGTCGAACACTATGCCGTCGACGGCGTTCGGCTCGTTGCGCGGCGCCGGCCACGGCGTGCAGACCTGGTCGGCCTCGATCAGTCGCACGTCGAGCTGCACGGGCGCCGCGACGCGCGGGTTGGTCGCCAGCAGGCCGAAGACCTCGCCGGCCTCGCACTGCGCGATGCGCATCGTGCGAAGTTTGTGGGCCAGCCCAACCGCCTTCGCCCACCGCGCGAACTCCTTTTCGATCAGCCGGTTGGCCTCGGGATCACCCGTGAGCATCTGAAGGCGCGGGCCGGTGCCGACGACATAGTTCGCCAGCGTCAGTACGATGCCCTTGGCGTAGCTGTTGTTGGCGACCTCGTAGCGTGCCCGGCTGCGGAGGATGCGCCGCACGTCGGCGCTGGCGGCGGCGTTGGCGGACAAATGATCGGCGTTGGCCCAGTGCCGGCGATTCTCGTGCGTGGTCTGAGCGGCGTCGTACTTGCCGCGCACGACGAGCACGCGAGCAGGTACTGGCGCCGTGGCGACCGCCGCTTTCTGTGAAACGATTTGTCGCAGCCACTTCAGCACGTCATACCGCTCCAGGCGGGACCACCTTCGTCATCCGAACACCGAGGCCCTTCTTCGCGGCCTCCTTCGACGCGAGGTAGCGGTCGGCCTCGATCTGATCCTTCAGATCGTGCTGCTCGACGCTGCCCGAGTCGCCCTGCGCCCGCTTGGGCCCCTTGGCGTTTTCGCTGATCGTCGTGCTCAGGTCTTCGGCCATCACGTCACCCTTCGATGCGGGTCACCAATCCCTCGGCCAGCTCTCGTAGCCAGCGCGCCCACGCGATCAGCCACCACGCCCACCACGGCCGGCGGCGCGTGGTGAGCGTGATGATGCTGGATGGGCCGCTACTCACGGACATGGTCCGCCACGCGCGCCAGGATCGAGTACGGCCGGCCCGGCTCGGCGATCGCGAACTCGCGCGTCACGGGAACGCCGTCGGCCAGGTCCAGCTCGAACACCTGCGCGCCGTTGAACTGGAGCGCCGCCTCGAAATCGTTGCGGTACAGCTCGGCGGTCGGCAAATCGGCCTGGATCACCACCGCCTGGCCGAACGTCAGGCCGCTGAGCGGCGAGCCGTCAGCATCCGTGGTGGGCGGCGTGAGCGTGAACTCGCCCTGGTGGTTGGAGATCTGCCGGGCCGAAAGGCCGGGGGCGCCGGGCGCCTGAATGTCCATCGTGTCGAGCGTCGCAATCGTGACCGGGCCAAACGACATCGTCTTCTCCTCGAAAAATGCGAACCGAGCGGCGCCGCGACCGTCGCGACGCCGACTTGCGGGAGCGGGATTCGAACCCGCGGCTCCGGCGAATGAGGCCGGCATGTTGCCGTTACACCATCCCGCGGTCAGTTCAGTTCCGGCACGACGGCGCCCGCCTTGCGGCGGCGCAAACGCCGTTCCCGGCGACTGAAGGTGTTCACGGCGCGGGCCGGGTCGCGTCCGGATAGGAACGCGAGCCACGCCTCCTGGACTGCGTCGTCGCGCTCGGTGTGCGGCACGAGGCGCAGCTCGAGGCCGAGCTGGTCGGCGCTACGCACTGGCGGCAGCGTCGTGTTCATCCACCCGTACCGACATGGGAGAGCACAGATTGCCGTATGAATCTCGCCCGGCGCGCAAATCGTTCCACCGGTAGACATGCACGAGCCGGATTGCTTACCCGCTCGCCCGTTCGTACGTGGTTATCCGACGCCCGCAGTGCCGACACTCGCGGCGCCGCACGATCCGCCCACCCCACGCGGCGCGGGTATAGATCACGCGGAAATGTCGACAGCCGCAGCGCGGGCACTCAAGGCCGCGCTGCAGGTGCTCGGCGCTTGGCTTCGGAGTGCTGCTCACCGTCTCGACCTCTGCAGTTCCGACAGCCGCACGCTGGGTCGCAGCTTGGGTGCGTCGCCTACGAGCCCGGGGGGCGCAGCGCCGCCCATCGACGCGGCTACGGCGCAGCCGACGAGGCAGTCGAGCCAGTGGTTATCGAGCCCATCGACGCGAAGCTTCCACTCGTCCACCGTCCGCCCACGGCCCTCCGTCTTCACGCGGTACTCGCTCGTGAGATGCTCCGCGAGCAAGCGATGGGTTTCCGGTTTGCGCCCGAAGAGTGACAGGCCTCCCGGATCGCCCATGGGCACGGCCAGGCGCGCGTGGACGAAGCTCTTCCAGTAGTTCGTGTCGAAGACGACGTGGCGGACTGTGCGCCGTCCGGTCACCACCGGGATGCGCCAGTTGAGCCCGACGCGGTCGCCGCGCTTCCGCTTGTAGTCGCTGAACGGGATCGACGACGCGCCGACGTACCGGCCGTGGCTCGGCAGCAGCACCCCTGCAAACCGGCTCTGCCGGCAGAACTGATACACAACGTCCGACGACTGGCCCCAGTTCGCGTCGATCAGGCAACGGTCGATGCGCACCTTGGCGCCGTCGTCGCGTGGCCACTCGCGCCCCAGCGTGCGTTCGGTCAGCCGCTCCAGGCCGGCGTAGATGGCGCCTTCGATGCCGGCGCGTGGCGCTGCCATCGCCAACGTGCGGCGCACATCGCGCAGGGTGAAATACTCCGCCTTCTGATCGGGCTCGGTGCCGCAATCCAGCACGTACCCCGTGAAGTCGTCCTCCCACGCCGCGACGAGCCAGAACAGCGCCTTGGCCTGCACATCGATGAACATCGTGACATGCGTCGCGCCGATCGGGATTTCGCCGCGTCGTAAGCCGTTGACCTTCGCCGCGATCTGGTCGGCGGTGAGCAGCTCGTCGTCCGCGTGCTCCTCGGGCAGCGGCTCGTTCTGATACTCGGCCCAGAACGCGGCCTCGCCGCGATCGAGCTTCAGATTCATCGCATGCTGGATTGCCGACAGCTCGTCCGGATGGTGCCGCTCCGTCCAGGCGATGACGGCGCCGGTGTCCATCGCCTCGCGGTTGGCGCGATAGAACTCTGTCGCCTCGGCCATGCCGCGGTCGGCCCGCATACCCTCACGCCAGATCTCGGCGTACCGTGCCCACAGCGATTCGCTCGTCGGCCAGGCGTAGACCATCTTCGTGCGTTCGCCTTGCCACTGTGGGTGCTTGTCGCGGTCAAGAATGCGATCGGCCAAATCGTCGGGCCGCACCACGGTGAGCGTCATCAGCCCCGCGATTTTCCGCCCCGGCCCGGCCAGGCCCAGGATCGCGCCGGCGAGGATGCGCTCGCGTGCAGCGCACTGCGACGGCGACCGTGCGGATTCATCCGTCTGCGGGTCGTCGATAAGCACGAGCGACGGACGTACGGACGTCCCGTCCACGCGCTTGTGCTTCATCCCGCGGATGCGGCCCGTGATTCCAGCCACGCAGATGATCGCGCCGCTCGCCCGGCTGCCGGGCATCGTCGGCAGCACGATCTCTTTCGCGGTCCAGCCGATGTGCGTCTGCTTTCCCTGGTAAAGCTGGCCGGCAGCGCGCTGGTGAATTCCCTCGAGGGCGCGGATCGGGAAGACTACCTCGGGGAAGTCATCCAGCAGCGCGTCGTTGGTTTCCAGCTCGACCTTGATCGAATCGAGCATGTTGGCGGCGTGCTCTTCATCGCTGCCGATCAGCGCGACGAACTCGCGGTGCCCATAGATCAGCGCCCAGACGCACGCCGTCTCGCATAGCGACGTCTTCCCGCTGCCGCGCGGCATCGCCATCGCGAACAGTCCGCCTTCGAGGACCGCCTGCTCGATCTTGGCGACGACCTTCAGGTGGTCCGGCGACCAGGGCAAGTGAAACGTCTGCGGGAGGTACTGCTCGCAGAAGAAGCGGAAGTCAGTTTCGGCCCGCGCCCGTCGATCCGGGTTCGCGACGGCAGGCAGCTCGCCGATGTCGCGGCCCGACAGCGACAGCTCGATGTTCCGCTGCCTCGCCCGCTCTTTGTGGGCGTCGTAGCCGGTCAAACCTTCGGGCTCCGGGCGCGGGCGGTGCCGCTCCAGCGCCAGCCATGCGACGTAGCGCAGCAGGTCGACCGACCGTCCGTCGCCGATGCGAAACCCCGCGCGCGAGCGATGGCGGTGGAGCTGGCGCTCGCTGATCACCTCGCCGAGCGGCGTCGAGTTCAGCAGGCGGACCAGCTCGGTCGGCTTCAGCTTGCGCGGGTCAATCGCCACGCTCGCCTCCCGCCGCTTCGCGGACCAGCCACGCGGCGTAGTGGACCAGATTGAGCGTGCCGTCCGCGTTGGTCGGCGCACCGGCCGCGACGTCCGCAGTCAGCATCTCGACATCAATCCGCTGCCCGCCGGCCGCGCTGAGCAGCCGGCCGGCTTCCGCCAGCGACAGCGCCGTTGGGTTCAGACCCGGCTGGCCCGCTGAACGGTTGTCAGGCGCGCCTATCACGCTGCGGTCCTCCCGCCAACTCGGACCGTGCCGGGCGAAACGAGCCGCGTCTCGCAAGTGATGCAAGGAATTATCGGAAATCTCGCCGAATCGCCTTGCTTTCCGGCCTCCCGGCTGGACTCATGTGGCTGTACGCACAGCGCGTACGCCAAGGAGAAACGACGATGACGACGAAAGAGAGCAGCCGATTCGACGGCGCCGTACACGACGAGGCGAACGCCGACATCGGGAGCAACCGCGCCGGCGAGCGGGTCGTCCGCCTGGACCTGACGTACACCCGCGGAACCGCCGCGAGCACGACCACCATGATCCTGACGCTCGACGCGGCGATCGCGCTGCGAAACCAACTCGACGGTCTCTTCGACGCGGCGGGCGTCGACGACAGCGGCGGCCTGGTCGACGAGGACGACGCCTGCCCGCGATGCAGCGAACGCTGCCAGGACAACCTGGTCTGGCAGGACGACGCGACGATCCACTGCACGAACTGCGGAACCCGGTACGCCCCCGACGCTCAGCAGGAAGCCGCCAGCCAGCCGCAGTAGCGCCGCCGAAACGCGGGCCTCGCCCGCGTCGCCCGGGCGCGTGAGACCCGGGCCTGACGAGGCAAGCATAAGGAGACCCGCATGAAGAAGAAGGACGTCGAGATTGGCGCGACTTATGTCGCCAAAGTGAGCGGCAAGCTGGCCCGCGTCCGCATCGACCGCGAGAGCCCGCACGGCGGCTGGGAGGCGACCAACGCCGAGACCGGCCGGCGCGTGCGGATCAAGAGCGCGCAGCGCCTGCGATTCGCGGCGTGCAATGGACCGGCCCGATCGGCCCGTGCGACCCGCGACGCGGCCCTGGCCGACGACGACCGGCAGACGGCCCCAATCGTTGACGAGGCCGAGGGACCGGGGCAGGCGGACGACGGCGTCTCCGGCGACGAGCCGACGCCGGACGCCGAGGAGACCGGCGCCGACGCGGACGCGGGCTGCGGCCGGCGGGCGGCGCATGCGGCCGACTTGGCCGAAACCATCGCCGAGACCGGCGCGTATCCGCCGCCGCTGGACCGCATCGATGGCGAGCGCCTGGCGAACGACGTGAAGCGGCAGGCCGCTGATCTCGACCCCGACCGCTGCGCGACGCCGCGCTGCAAACGTGAACCCGCGATGACGTACCTGGGTAAGCCGCTCTGCCAGGCGTGCTGGGAAGCGGCGAGCCAGGAGACCACGAACGCAGGCGCCGAGAGCGCCGAGAAGGAGACCGACATGTCGAAGAAGAATGCTAGCAAGAAGGCGACGACCAAGACCTCGAAGGCGACGAAGGCCCCGAAGTCGAAGAAGCCTCTCGCTGCCAAGCCGAAGGCGGAGCGCAAGCCGGCCGGCGACGCGAAGCCCAAGCGCCTCAGCGCCCTCGACGCGGCGGCGGAGATCCTCCGCAAGACCGGCAAGCCGATGCGCAGCCAGGAGATGATCGCCGCGATGGCCGAGCAAGGACTGTGGTCCAGTCCTGCGGGCAAGACGCCGCACGCCACGCTCTACGCCGCGATCCTGCGCGAGATCGGCACGAAGGGCGGCGAGGCGCGCTTCCACAAGGCCGACCGTGGGCTGTTCGAGTACGCCGGGTAGCGCAGACATCACGCACCCCCCTCCACAGCGTCGGCAACAACCGGCGCTGTGTCTTCGGCCGGAGAGTCCCGTCCATCAGCGCGAACGCGTTCCGCCTTCCGACCCGTGAACTTCTCCCACCTCTGAACGATGACATCTGCGTAGAGCGCGTCGAGCTCCATCAGGAACGCTCGCCGGCCGGTCTGCTCCGCCGCGATCAGCGTCGAGCCGCTGCCGCCAAACAGGTCGAGCACGTTCTCGCCCGGACGCGACGAATACTGCATCGCCCGCAGCGCCAGCGCGACGGGTTTCTCGGTGAGATGGATCATGGATTGCGGGTTGACCTTTTTGACCGACCAGACATCAGTCGCGTTGTTCGGGCCCAGGTAGACGTGCGCCGCGCCCTCGCGCCAGCCGTAGAAGCACCATTCGTGGTTACCCATGAAGTCCTTGCGCGTGAGGACGGGATGCTCCTTGACCCAGATGATCGCCTGCGAGAAGTAGAGCCCGCAGGCCTTCAGCACGGGTGGATAGTTCCCGATGTTCGCGTAGCCGCCCCAGATGTAGAAGCCGCGCCCGGGCAGCAGCACGCGGGCCAGTTGGCCGAACCACGCGTGCAACATTTCGTTGAATGCCTCATCACTGACGAAGTCATTGGCCAGTGGGCGGTCCTTGGGGCGAAGCTTCGCCGTAGTTGCGCTTTTGATGCCCTGTCGGGCGACGTCAAAGCTCTGGTGGTGCATGAGCCCTGATTCGCCGAAGGAGGAGAGGCCAGCCGCGATCGCGTTGTTGCTGCGCGGCTCGACGCGCACGTTGTAGGGCGGATCTGTGTTCACGAGGTGAACCGGCTGACCGCCGAGCAGCCGGTCGACGTCTGCCACGGTGCCGGCGTCGCCACAGAGCAGCCGGTGGTCGCCAAGCAGCCACAAATCGCCGGGCTGCGTTGTCGCTTCATCCGGCGGCGCCGGAATGTCGTCCGGATCGGTCAGCCCTTGCTTCACGCCGTCGGCGGCATCGAACAGCTTCGCCAAATCGTCGGCGTCGAAACCGAGCAGCGACCAGTCGATGCCGGCGTCGCGCAGCTCGGCCATCTCGATCGGCAGAAGTTCCAGATTCCATTCGGCCAGCTCGTTGGTCTTGTTGTCGGCGATGCGGTAGGCGCGAATCTGCTCGGGCGTCAGGTCGCGCGCGACATGCACGGGCACCTTGTCCAGCCCCAGCTTCTGCGCCGCCTTCCAGCGCGTGTGCCCGCAGACGATGACGTCGTCGCCATCAACCACGATCGGCTGGCGGAACCCGAACCGGCGGATCGACTCGGCCACGGCGTCCACCGCCGCGTCGTTGATGCGCGGGTTCTTCTCGTACGGCTTGATCTCGGCCAGCGGCCGCAGTTCAACGTTCATCGATCGACCTCCGTGTCATTCGTTGCATCCGTTGCCTTCCCATCGACCCTTCGTTGCCGCCGCGGCAGGCGCCGCCGGCGGCCGACGTCCGGCGCCCGTTTGGCCACGACGCGGCCAGAAACGGCCCCGGGGCGTACCGGGCGGCCTGGGTGTTGCCACGTACCAGCCGGGCGCCCCCGTTCGCCCACGTTGGCCCCCAACGCGCCACGGTGCGGCCGTGGGGGAAAAAACCGGACAGCCGAAAGAAAGTCTGTCTGGATTGCGAGGCGTTCCCGCGGCCATCGAGGGCCGCCCGGGCGGGGGAGGACCCGCCTGAGCATCCACAAGAAATTGTCGATACGAGGCCCCGAAGGGGTCCGCTGTGTGGTGAGACTACTCACCACACACGCGCACCCGCCTCTGTGGCGGGTGCGCGCATGGGGGGTACTAGGGGGGCTCACACCACACAGAAACCCGCCCAACGCTGTGTGGTGAGAGGTCGAAGATGCTCTCACCACACAGGCGCGGAACCACGCCCGCTGTGTGGTGTGACTATTTCGAATGCTCTCACCACACAGCCGAATCATGCCTCGACCTCCCCGCCGGACGGCTGCGGAACGCACGCATAGCTGCACGGGCGGTTCCGCCCGGACGCCCAGCGATGAACCAGCCCGAGACTCTCCGCGCGGCGGAGCAACCGTTCGGCCTTCCAGTCGGACACGCCGGCCTCGTTGGCCTCCTGAAGGATGACCTCGCGCGGCTGAGGCTCGTCGTCCACGAACGCCTCGACGAACTGCTTCACGTCCCAGCTTTGCCGTTTGCGCTTCTCGTCCTGATCGGGCTCCTGCGCCTTGCGGGCGCTGCGCGGCTTCTCACTCCGCAACGCGGCCGGGTCGAGGTCCGGCGCCGGCTTCCACAGCGGGAACAGCCAGCGGAGCGCCATCGGCTCGACCGGCGGCCAGGAGCGGACCGCCGCTTCGAGCACGACCGCACCACGTTCCTCGTGCGGCCGCAGGACAACGTGTGCATCGGCGGCACGGCTCTGGCTTCCCGCGCCGGCCCCGACGTCGGTCACCGCCTTCGCGGATTGGTTGCCCTTGGTCGCGTGGTGGATCAGCACGAACGAGCAGCCCAACCGGTCGGCCAGGGCGTCGATGTGGTTGTAGATGTTCGCCATCGTGCCGTTGTCGTTCTCGTCCATGTCCCGCGGCATGAAGCGGTAGAACGCGTCCAGCACGACCAGCGCGTAGCGCCCCGCCTCGATCGACTCGAAGTACTGCCCCATCGAAAAGATGTCGCGGAGCTGACCGCGCAGGCTCTGCACGCAGATCGTCTCGGCGATCTCGTTCATGCCGATGCGCAGGCACTCGGCGACTTGCGGGATGCGGTGTGCCAGCGTCTCAGCGTGCAGCTCGTTGTCGATGATCAGCACGTTGCCGGCGACGGTCTCGAACGTGTCGAGCCACTTGCGGCCCGTGGCGACCGCCATCGCCAAGGCGAGGACGAGCCAGCTCTTGCCTGTCTTGGGCGGCGCGATGACGTTCATCGTCTCGCCGCGGCGCAGCACGCCGTGGATCAACGGCGCGCGCAGCGTCGGGTGCGCAGCCATCAAGTCGCGGACGGGCAGCGGGCTGGCGCGCGCGGGAGGTCCACGGTCTTGTGCCCAGTGGTTCTCGGCCAAGGCGACGGAGACCGCATCGGGCGCGTAGCGGGCAATGCTCGCGGCGATCTGCTCGACCTCACGCAGTGGCAGCGGCGGAGTGCAGCGGTCGGCGTTGACCTGCTGAAGCGCCGCCAAGATCTCCGCGTGCGACATGCCGACACGGCGCATCGCGCCCGCCAGGCGCGCGAGCGTGCCGTTGCGTTGTCCCTCGGGTATCGCGTTCGTCGGCGTTCCGTCGCCGGCTATACCGTGCGATGCGGCCAGGGCGTCGAGCAGCTCGACCAGCCACGCCGGCGGCTCGGGCAGCCGCTGCGGCGGGACGCTCAGTTCGCGCTCCTCGGACCAGCGATAGGGTTTGCCTTCGGCGACGGAAGGCACCACGAGCACGTAGCCGCCATTCCCGCGCGTATCAACGCGATGTGCGAGCCGGCTCGCTGTGTTACGCCACGCTCGTCCGCCAGGTTGATGGAAGAAGTATTGACGCCCGCCTCGCGGTGTGAGCGAGAGCGGCGCGACGTCCAGGTCTGCGAGCTTTTCACCTTCGTTCGCCAGCCAGGTGTTCTCAGCCCCATCGATGTCGATCACGATCAGGCCGTCGGTGCGGATGGCGACGTTCGCGTCCGGTTGTTGCATCCACCAGGCGTTGATCTGCTCGGCGTCCGTCGTGGCCTCGAGCAGGCCGTGATCGGTGAGGGGCGCCTTGCGCCCGACCGCGCAGGGGAACACGGCATAGCCGAGCTCGGCATACCACAGCGCCGCGTGCAGCATCGCGTTGGTTCCGCCCTCGGTCATCAGAAGGGAATCTCGCTTTCATCGATGGGCGGCACGTATTCCGGCAGACCCTCCGCTGAATCCGGCCGCGGGGGCTTCTCGCCGAGTCGGTAACCGACGACGCGGTCATACTTGTCGCCGGGCTTGCGCAGGACTGTGATCGCCAGCGTCGGAGCGAGCGCGCCCATGTCGGCGAGATCGACCGCCTGCTCGATCGTGTCCGGCACGGGCTCGTTCGATCGCGTGCGCCACCACTGCACCGCCTTCTGTCGGGCGTAGCCTTCGTGCTCGAAGCAGACCCACTCCGAGACGTAGTTGTTGAAGCCGATGCGGTAATCGACGCGCATGGTGCGGGGCGCGTCCGGCGGAGCATCGCGCTTGATGTGAACGGCGTAGAACGTCTCTTCGACTTCGTACGCCGTGCGCGTGGCCTGGCCGGAGAGAATGTCCTCGCTCGTCGCGGTGCCCTCGTGCGTGCGTCGGTCTGGCGGCGGGAAGATGTGGCCGCACGCCGGGCACTGTGCGTAGCCGGCGGCGATGATCTCGTGGCACTGCGGACATTCCTTCGCCGGCGCAGGTCCGGTGCCGTCCGCGCCGAGACCGGCCACGCGGAGCTGATCGACCGGTCCGTGGCGCATCACGTTGCCGCCGAAGTCGAGCACGAGGCAGTCGGTCTTGCCCGGGTGCAGGCGGAAGCCCCGCCCGACCATCTGGTAGTACAGGCCGGGTGAGAGCGTCGGGCGCACAAGCGCCACGCAGTCGATGTTGGGCGCGTCGAAACCGGTGGTCAGGATGTTGACGTTGCAGAGGTACTTCAGTTCGCCGGCGCGGAAGCGCCGCAGCGTCTCGTCGCGCTCGAATGGCAGCGTCTCGCCGCAGACGAAGCCGCACTCGACCTTGTGGCGCGTCCGTAGCACATCGGCGATGTGGAGGCCGTGCTTCACGCCCGACGCGAAGATCAGCACGCTCCTGCGATCCTGGGTGTGCTGCACGATCTCGCGGCAGGCGGACAGGACGAGGTTGTCCGTGTCCATCAACTCCTCGACCTCGCCGGCGACGTACTCACCGCCGCGGACGTGGAGCTGCTGCGTGTCAGGCTTGACCGTCCCCGCCTTCGTGCGCAGCGGGCAGAGGTAGCCCTGGACAATCAACTCGCGCACGCTGATCTCGTAGCAGATCTCGTTCAGGATGTTGTCGGGCGCGCAGATCGTGCCCGTCTTCATGCGAAACGGCGTGGCCGTCAGGCCGACGACGCGCACCAGCGGGTTGATCTGCTTCATGTCCGCCAGGAACGTGCGGTACATGCCCTCGCCGTCGGGTGGGATCAGGTGGGCCTCGTCCACGATGACGAGGTCGGCGGCGCCCACGTCGCCGGCCTTCTCATAGACGCTCTGGATGCCCGCGATCGTGACCGCATAGCCCAAGTCGCGGCGCTTCAGCCCCGCGGAGTAAACGCCGACGGGGACGTCGGGCGCGACCGCGCGCAGCTTCTCTGCTGCCTGCTCGAGCAACTCCTTCACATGGGCGAGGATCAGCACCCGCCCACTCCAGCGCTGCACCGCATCGCGGCAGATCGTGGCCATCACCGGCGTCTTTCCACCCGCAGTGGGGATAACCACGCACGGGTTGTCGTCGCGGGTACGCAGGTGGTCGTACACCGCCTCGACGGCCTGGCACTGGTAAGCGCGCAGAATCATTCGCCGACCAACTCCTCGAGCGCACGCTCCAGTGCGAGCTGGCGACATTTCAGGCGGCGCAGCAGTCGGCCGCCGGCCGCGCGAAGCTCCGCCTCCACGCGGTTGAAGGCCTCCATCGCCTGGCGCTCGCGATGGCGATCGCCGCGTGAGGCCGGCCGGGACTCGAACCAATCGGCGATGACGACGTAGCGCACCGCCGAGTCGATCAGTTCAAGCTCCAGTTGCTCGCTGTCGGGAACCCCGGATTTCGGCATGACCTCTCCGCGATTCGCACGATGACCTTGCCGCCGGGGACCACCTGGGCTTTCTCGAGCAGGAGCCACACGATCTGGCTGTCGTCGAGGAATGCTCCGCCGTGCTGGAGCGAGTCACCGATGGCCTTGAACGCGTTGTCGACGTCGCGCTTGCGCCGGTCCGGCGGGTACAGCTCGACGTGAACAGCCAGTCGCCCGGATTGAGGCGTCACGCCGGCGGCCTTGAGGATGGCGCACACCTGGTCGCGGTAGGCCGGCCCCTGGCGACTGATGAGCATCCGGCCGCGCCACGTGCGCCAGTAATGGTTGACGCTCGGCGGCCAGGGCAGCGTGATGGTGGTCATCCGTGACCTCGCGAAGATTCCATTCCGTTTGCGCCATCACGCTGCCCGACCTCTGCGCTGGGCCGGGGATGCCGCCTCAGCGCTTCCACGGCGGCGTGCCATTGCCGCCTGCGGGAGCGGACGGGCGCGCAGCGGCCGCATCCTTCTTGCCGTATCCCTTGACGACGTTCGTCATCTCGCCCGTGTCGTCGCGCTTCTTCTGCCCGACCGTGATGAGCAGCGGGATGTTGTGCAGCTCGACGCTGTCCTTGGGCGCGAGTACGCCCGCGGCCCGACAGATGGCCGACAGCTCCGCCCGCGCGATCTTGACCGTCGTGGCATTGGGGTTGTCGAGATTGAGGCGCGTCCAGACCAGGCGACCCTTGTGCTCGCCCTCGATGATCTGGAAGGTGAACTGCAGGTACTGTCCCACACCCGACTTGGTGGGCTTCGTCTCGCTCTCCGTGATCACGGCCAGGTACTTGCCGGCCGGAATCGGGTCGAAGGCGAAGTTCGGGTCGACTTCGTTGGCGTTGAATCCAGTCAGATTGGGCACGATCAGCCTCCTTGCTCAGCGGGTTGCTCAGCGGTTGCCAGCGGGTTCTCGCCGCGTACGAACGCGGCATACACGCGATAGTCCAGCGGGATTTCATCCGGGAGATTCAGGCGGTTCTTCGCGACGTGTGCCGGCCGCTCGGAGGTGCGGATGATCCGTTCGCCGGTGCCGATGCCCTGCACGCGCTTGCGGTCGAAGCCCTCGTTCGTGGTCTTCGTGTGGATGCGGTAGGCCGTGAACAGCACCTCGTCGCACCACTCCTGCACCAGCGCCGAGGCCTGCTTCTGGAGCCGCGGGCTGTAGCGGTCGTACGTGTCCGTCTCCGGGTTGGCGAAGCGCTCGATCTGCGCGTGGGCGATCAGGATGACCTGCATGCCGCGCTCGTTGCGGAGCGCGTCGAGGCCGGCCAGCACCTCGCGCCAGTGCGTGAGCGCGAAGACGTAGCCCTTGCCGTAACCAATGTCCTCGATCGATTCGATGCTGCGCTTCTGGCACACGTCCGCCCAGATCAGCCGCTCGAGCCAGTCAACCGAATCGACGACCACCGTGCGGTAATCGTGCTGCTCGGTGTAGAGCTCCGACAGGGCGGCGATCACGTTGGCGTACTGGGTCGCGAGCGGGAAGCGCTCGCACTCGATGTTGCTCAGGCCGTCCTCGGTCTGGATGAAGACGGGCTGCTCGGCCATCGAGCCGAACGTGCTCTTGCCCACTCCATGCACGCCGTAGAGCAGCGTCCGGCGGGGTGCGACCCTTCGGCCGCGTTGGATTTGATTCAGCAGTTTCATTCGTTCTCCTGTGCGCCGGGCTAAACCGGCGAGGTGTCGTGAATGAAAGAGTCATACGTTGAAGGGTTAGCGGCCCACAGCGGCCCCGAGTCATGCGGAGACGCCCGCGAGGGCGTCGCCGAAGCGTTGACAGGGGTACGTGCAGGCCGGGTATTCAGCCGCGAAAGGAATTCCCTCCGGGGCGCCGACGCCGTAGGAGAAGGCGGAAGGCCACATCCGGCGCAGCGCGAGCGCGAGCTGCGACGGAGCCCCGCGCGGTCAGAGACCCCGTGCATGTACGGAAACACCTCGCGCGAGAACCGGGAGATCCCGCGTCCACCCGCGGTTGATGGGGCCGCGGGACGCATCGGGAAGTCCAAGGACACACGCCGATGATGCACGGACCCGGGAAGTCGGACAGGCCCGTAGTACCTGCGAAGTCCCCGAACAACGGCGGCGGACCCACAACAGCGCTTCGCGCTGCCAAGGGCGGACCGGCGGCGGAGGGGACGGAGGGAAGGGGTCTGGCCAAAGGGAATCCGCCCCAACAAAACATGCCCATCGGACACAGCGCCGCCCCCGGCATGCCCAGTGCGTTGGAGCGGATACGTCAAGCGGCAAGAAGGGACAGGAAGATGCGGTTCACCGCGCTCCTGCACCACGTCTACAACCTGGACAGGCTCCGGGAGGCGTACTTCGCCTTGAAGCGAGACGCCGCACCGGGCGTGGACGGGCAGACGTGGCGAGCCTACGGCGAGGCGTTGGCGGAGAACCTCCGCGACCTCTCCGAACGGCTCAGGCGTGGAGCGTACCGGGCCAGGCCGGTTCGCAGGGTGTACATCCCCAAGGCCGACGGGCGGCAACGGCCGCTCGGCGTGCCCGTGCTGGAAGACAAGATCGTCCAGCGGGCTACGGTCGAGGTGTTGAACGCCATCTACGAAACCGACTTCCTGGGCTTCTCGTACGGGTTCCGACCGGGACGCAGCCAACATCATGCGCTGGATGCGCTCTACACGGGGCTGCTGACGAGAAAGGTGAACTGGGTGCTCGATGCCGACCTCCGTGGGTTCTTCGACACCATCGACCACGGCTGGCTGGTGAAGTTCGTCGAGCACCGCGTCGCGGACCAGCGCGTCGTGCGGCTCATCCAGAAATGGCTGAACGCCGGCGTGCTGGAGGATGGGACGCGGACACGCAGCGAGGTCGGGACGCCGCAGGGCGGCAGCGCATCGCCGCTCCTGGCGAACCTCTACCTGCACTACGTGTTCGACCTGTGGGTCCAACAGTGGAGACAGAAGCACGCGCAGGGCGACATGATCGTCGTGCGTTACGCGGACGACTTCATCGTTGGATTCCAGCACAAGTCCGAGGCCGAGCGGTTCCTGGCGGAACTGAAGGAGCGATTCCAAAAGTTCCACCTGGAGCTGCACCCCGACAAGACCTGCCTGCTGGAATTCGGGCCGTTCGCGGCCGAGAACCGGCGGCGTAGAGGTCGGGGCAAGCCGGAGACCTTCAACTTCCTCGGCTTTAGCCACATCTGTGGGAAGAAGAGGAACGGGAGGTTCACGGTGCTTCGGCAGACGATGCGAAAAAGGTTGCAGGCCAAGCTGAGCGAGGTCAAGGCCGAGCTTCGGCGACGCTGGCACGATCCGATTCCCGCCGTGGGGCAGTGGCTGCGCTCGGTGGTTCAGGGACATCTTCGTTATTACGGGGTTCCCATGAACGGCCGGGCGCTGAGCGCGTTCCGCTTCCGGGTGGCCTGGCTCTGGCACCGCGCCCTCGGGCGCCGAAGCCAGAACGGCCGGGTGTCCTGGGACCGCATGCGCCGGCTCATCGAGTCGTGGCTGCCTCCGGCCCGCGTCTGCCATCCGTATCCCCTGCGTCGCATGGGCGTGATCACCTGAGGCAAGAGCCCAGTGCGGTAGTCCCGCTCGCTGGGATCCGTGGAGGGGGTCATGAGCAATCATGATTCCTACTCCGACTCGTTCGGCCGCGTTATGAGTCCGGGCTCGGGGCCGGTGCAGGGAGTCCCGACCGCGTCGAGCAAGGGGAAGGGATGTGCGCAGCCACGCCATCCGGCCCCGTGCCCGGAGTCACAACCGATCGATCAACCGCAAACCCTCGAAGCGCGTAAACCAGTCGCCGCTGCCTCGGCAGCGGCTGAGTTCCTGCATGGCCTCCTCGTTCTGGCGACGCGCCTCCTCCAGCACCGCAGGCGCGACCTGCCATACGCCGCAGCGGAACGGCTCGCGCTTCTCGACCGCGACGATGTAGACCGGCAGCACGTGCCCGCCGACGACCGCCACGAGCGAGCGATAGAAGGCGACCTGGTGCACGTAGCCCAGCGCGCGGATCGCAAAGTCGAATGAGTCCAGGTCGTCCGTCGTCTTCAGGTCGACGATGCCCGCGCCCGGGTTGATCCAGTCGATGCGTGCCTGGCAGTCAAAAGCGCCGTAGCGGCCGCGGACGACGCCCTCCGCGATGCCGTCGGCCAGCAGCTCGACAGCGACCGTGTGCTCCTTCACAGCCGCTGTCATCTGCTCGACCAGTGCGGCGTGCGAATCGCTGAGGACCGGCTTGCTCTGCCGCTCAGCCCATTCCGCGAAGGCCTTCGTGTTCGAGCCGAACGGCTGGCCGGTCTTCGGATTGATCGGCCCGCCGACCGCGTACTCTCGCTCGAAGCGCTGGCGGCCCTCCAGATCAGGGCGTGCGCTGCGCGCCCGATCAGGTATGCCGTCGTGTCGCGCTCCGGCACGAGCCCGAGCTCCTTCTTGCGGTACAGCAGCGGGCAGCGCCGGAACTCGTTCAGCGCGTGCGCCGTCAGGTGGTCTTTGCTCTTCGCGTGGTAGACCTCCGCGGGTTCGCGGATCAGGTAACGAAGCACCTGCTCGAATGCCATGCGTCTCGACTCCCGTGCATGCGGCGTGTCGCCTGCACGAGATCATTCGCCGCAGAGCCTTCGCGTTTGATCCCTTCTCCGAAAGTCATATGTCGGACACGTGTCCGACACATCGGCGACATGTCCCCGCCAGGCCGGACACTGTGTCGGACACGTGACTTTCGTGCGACACGTCCAAAGCTAGAGATTTGTCCCCGCCGCTCCGAGCAACATCGCGATCGAAACGCAGGTCGTCTCGGTGCTGGAAAGACTCAGACGCGGATCGATCGCGATGAAAACCCGACAGACCAACCAGTACGACGGATGCCTGGAACAATGGAAAGTTAACCTCGCCCTGGCACGAATTAGGGCGTTCCGAGTGCCACGCGACGAGTGGCCGGACGCGCTGCAGCGCCTGGTCCTCGCGATGCTGCGGTTCCGGTTCGACCCGCAGCGCGGCGCGAAGGAATCGACCGCATTGTGCAGGCTGATCAACAACCGCCTGACTTCGATGCTCCGCTCATGGCATCGCGAGCGGGATCGTTTGGCGCGTCACCATGCCGAAGCCGAGCACGGCGGGCATCTCGTCTACGAAGACAACGTCGCTCTTCGTTTCGACGTCCGGCTCGCGGTCGCCCAACTTCCCGCGCTCGAACGCATCGTCTGTGCCTACCTGATGCGAGGCGACTCGGTGCGGCAGATCGCCGCCCGGCTCGGGAAAAGCTGGCCGACAGTGCAGCGGATCGTCGGTCACGTTCGGCGGCGCTTTGAAGCAATCGGCCTAAATGCCTGGGTGCGCGGCCGATGATCGATCCCGGTGAAAGCATGGCGCAGGCGCGTCACGCGAAATCCCGTCAAAAAGGGACTGGACATCTTCGCGCCCACGAGGAAAGTGGACACCCGGCGGGTTCACGCCGGCGGCCGCTGTCGGCGGATTGGATCACCGACGAGCTGGTCGCGGAAACCCGCCGCGTGTGGTCGCGATACCTGCGTCGGGTCGTCACCGACGAGGAGGCGATCGAGATGCTGATCAACGTGCGGAACGCGGCCCTGGCGATCCTGGGCATCGGAGTGGACGAATGA